GTCCAGAGCTTGAAGTTACTGGTCCTTCGCGTATCTACAGCAATCGGGATACTGCTGGTATGTTCCGTGATCCTGATCTTAAGGACGCAGTTCGTAGTCTTAAGGAAGAAGTATCTGGACTTCGCTCTGAACAGCGTCAAATCCAAATGGATATTTCTAAATACACTAAACGCAGTTATGACATTGAACGTAAGTGGGATGTCGAAGGTCTTCCAGCAACAAGGACGTAAGAGATTATGCAGATTATCAAACCAGTAACGGTAACTGATAGTATTCTTGTTTCTAGTAACATAACTGAAAATGACTACGCAGTATGGGCTGTTGGGACTACCTATGCAGTAGGGAACAGGGTCATTGTTTTAAGTACACATAAGATTTATGAAAGTCTTATTGGAAGTAACTTGGGCAATGACCCTACCACTGATGATGGTACAAAGTGGCTAACTCTTGGTGCAACTAATCGTTGGAAAGCATTTGACCAAAAGATTAACGACCATGTAAGTAATGTAGACAGTATTCAGTACGTCCTAAACGACCCTAACTCTAATGTCACTGCCGTATCACTGTTCGGTTTGGTTGGAATTTCTGCTAATGTAACTGTAACAAGTGTTGTCGAGGGAGAGGTATATAATCAAACTATCTCTCTTATCGACAATAGAAACATTGATGATTGGTATACCTACTTCTTTGAAGAGCAGGTTCAACGACAAGAAGCTCAGTTCTTAAACATCCCTCCCTATCTTGATGCTGATGTACAAGTAACGGTATCTGCTGCAACAGGTGATACTGCTGAACTCGGTCAACTTGTTCTGGGTTTCCTATCTCAGCTTGGTCTTACTACTTATGGTACTTCCATCAGCATCGAAGACTTCTCTCGTAAAGAAGTTGATGCCTTTGGTAATTTTATTGTCGTTGAAAGAGCCTATGCTCAATTGGCGGATTTTGATGTACGTTTCCCGACAGCTAATGCCCGTAAAATCCAAAGGACTTTGGCTGCATATAGGGCAACACCTATCGTATATGTAGGGTCTGAGGATGTATCTTACGGGACGACAATCTATGGTTTCTATCGTAGATTTGACTTGACCCTTGAAACACCCTCGTATTCCTTTGGTGCTATCGAAGTAGAAGGACTAACTTAATATGGCATACCCACCGATCACAACTCTCCCGACCCCTCCCTCAAGACAAGACCCAGCCAACTTTGCGAATGAGGCTGATGCTTTTCTAGGGGCATTGCCTACCTTTAGCACTGATGTTAATGCTGCGGGTGCTTACATTGATGGTGTAGGGGCGCAGGTAACTACTGATGCTGTTACCGCTAGTGCTGCTGCTTCTGCTGCGGTAGCTGCTTCTGGTGCCACTGCTTGGGTATCTGGGGGCAGCTATACACTAGGTCAAGTTGTTTGGTCCCCATTAGACCTTCAGACTTATAGGGCTAAGACCGCTCACTCTGGTGTAACTACCGATCCTTCTGCTGACGCTACTAATTGGGTTAAAATCTCCGTTAGCAACATTGAGAACAATGCACTACTTAACGTAGTTCAAACCTTTACTGCCAGCCAGACTGTTTCTGCTGAGTTTACTGCAACCAGCTACAACGAAACCTTTGCAGCAGTCACATCTACAGCCAATGCTGCAACGATCAACTGTGAAACTGGCAATAGCTTCAGCCATACGCTGACCGAGAACACCACGTTCACATTCTCCAACCCACCAGCTACTGGCACATCCTACGGCTTCACGCTCAAGATTGTTCAGGATGCTGGGGCCTCTGGCTTCACAGTCACATGGCCCACTTCGGTTGATTATGCTGGGGCTACAGCACCAACGCTGACTGCCACAGCATCTGCTGTTGATGTGCTGGTGTTCTACACGCATGATGGCGGTACAACTTGGTATGGGTTCCTAGCAGGGGCGGCAATGGCATGAGTGGTATATCTCAAAAACTGATGATGACTGCGGCGGGGGCTGGTGGGGTTCTTCCTCTTGCGGACTTTTTCTCTGCTGACCTCTACACGGGTAGTGCGTCCTCAGTAACAGTAACCAATGGCATTGACCTAGCGGCTGGCGGTCTTTTGTGGGTTAAGCGCCTGAATGCAGATTCTACTCTTTTTTTTGACAGTGCGAGAATAGGCACAGGTTATAGAATTATGACGCCACCCCAAGATGCGGAACTAAACATTGGTGGCGTTACCTTTAATTCTACAGGCTATATTCTTGATCCATCAAACACCGCTAATTACCCAGCTAACAACGGCCAACCTTATGTTGCTTACTCTTTCAAAGAGGCCCCCAAGCTTTTTGATATTGTGACTTATGTGGGTAATGGGGTATCTGGCCGTGCAATTCCTCATAACTTGGGGGCGGAGCCGTCCCTGATATTTGTAAAAAATCTTACCCAAGCAGTAGATTGGGCGGCGTGGGCAAGGGGTGTCAGCCCTCAAAGTTCTACTTACTCGTTTACACCCACGAGTGCTGCTGCTTGGGGTGACACAACTCTAAACATTTGGGGTTCTGTCAGTTCTTACACGTTTGACTCAAGTGTGTTTACAGTTGGTGACAACGCTACAACAAACGCTAACGGGAAAAACTATGTGGCTTATGTTTTTGCCAATAGCAGCGGCCCGCTAAAGGTTGGTAGTTATACTGGCAATGGCACTTCACAAGTTATTGACCTTGGTTTTTCTACTGGGGTGCGGTTTTTGCTTATCAAAGGTCAAGGTGGATCAAGGTCTTGGTATGTTTTTGATTCTGTACAAACTCCAGCTTTCCCCGGCGCTGACCCAAATAGCAGGTTAAATGTTTCTGGTGCAATTTCTCAGTATGATGATTATATATTTGCAGACCCGACTGGCTTTGGGGTAAATGCACCTCAAGTCAACGGCGTCGGTGAAACTTTTATCTATATGGCAATCGGAGAGTAGTTAGGCTTACATAGTTACTTAACCTCGAACAGAAAGGACTAATACAATGTTCGTAAAAGCTACAAACGGCACTGTAGACACATTCCCATATAACATTGGGCAACTACGCCGTGATAACCCAAATACCAGCTTTCCCCGTGTGGTTCCAGAAACCACGATGGCAGCATACAACATGTTCCCAGTTGAGCTTGGTGTTGAGCTTACATTTGACCCGCTGACGCAGAAGATTGAGGCTGCTGCTACCCCAGTCCTGACGAACGGAAAGTGGATGCTACCCAAGACTGTCGTCGCACTCACAGCTACAGAGATCGCAGACATGACTGCCGCCAAGGCTCAGGATGTTCGCAGCCAGCGGGACAAGCTAATCGCAGATACTGACTGGATGGCACTGAGTGACAGCACACTGACCCCAGCGTGGGCTGCATATCGTCAGGCATTGCGTGATGTAACTTCCCAAGCTGGGTTTCCGCACACTGTAGATTGGCCTGTTAAGCCAGTATAGGGGTAACTACAATGTCGTATGAATTGGGGAACAGGAGCAAGCAAAGTCTATCAGGTGTTCACCCTGATCTTGTTGCTGTCGTAGAAGCTGCTATTAAGATTACAAAACAGGATTTCCTCGTAATTGAGGGCGTCCGTAGTAAAGACCGTCAAGTAGAGTTGGTTAAGGCTGGTAAGTCTAAGACCATGAACTCTCGACACCTCACAGGCCATGCTGTAGACCTTTGTCCATATCCTGTAGACTGGAATGACCACAGTAAGTTTAACGCTATTGCTGAGGCTATGAAGGCTGCTGCTAAAGACTTGTGTATTCCACTAGAGTGGGGCGGTGACTGGAAGGGCGGTTGGGACAAACCTCACTATCAACTGTCACATAAGGACTACCCAGCATGAGTGAAGACGACACCCTCCGTAGAATAGAAAAGTTGGAGGCTGAGATTGAGCGTCTATGTAACACTATCTCTGAGCTTAATCTAACTATTGTCGTCCTGAACAAGACAGTTGAGAGCATGAGTGCAGCAGAGAAACGTAGGGCAGAGTTACGAGATAAATCAGTTCTGTTTATCATTGGTGGTTTTATCTCTGCTGCTGTGGTCTGGATTATCAATGGTGGTCTAATCAAGTAAGGATGTGGCATGGCTGTTCAAAAGACCTTCAAAAGGGAGATAGCCATTGCCCTTCTATTGTGGCTAGTTTATGTCGTAGAGGTAAAAGATGTCGCTATCGTTGAAGTCCTTGTTTGGCCGATCTTTGCATTTCTTGGTGCTGCCTTTGGTCTTGATGCTTACTCTAAGCAGTTGCAGCAATCCCCTAAGTCTCCTAACGGGAGGGGGACCGAAAGTAGCAGCCAATATACAAGCGGGCAAGACCAATACTCAGACGGTGGGTACGACAAATAATGTTGAGCAGAAGGTTGTTAGCCCAACTGTATCAAGAGACGTAGTCCAGTCTAGTGACACTACTGAGGTTAAAGCCGATAAGGTTGAGACAGTTAATGTTAGTAATACTGAGCCTTGGGTAATCCTACTGTTGATCTTAGGGTGGTTACTCCCATCACCCAATGAAATCGCTCGGTGGGTATCAAACTTATTTAAGCGTCACACATGAAAATAGAAAAGCCGCAGGCGTCCTTGAGTGGATACCTGCGGCTTTATTTATTTCTACGGGGTCTTTTCTTCTTTTTCATGCATCTCAGCTAGAATTGATCCAATGACCATTTCTGCCATCCACACATCTTCTACTAGACTATGAACCTTCCAAGCTAGATAGAGAAGGACAATAAGCTCAAGGACTACAATAGCGTACCACACTTCCATTACTGCATTGTCACTCGGATAAGTTCTGTCAAATACCACTGGGCTTTGTTGAGGTCTTCTAGCCCATTCTTATAGCGCCAGCGATGCAAGTATTTAGCAATATTCCCTCGGAGGTATCCCACATACTCGTCGTGGGTCAGGAAGTCTTCAATGTAGTCGATACATTCGATCTTCCCCTGTCCGTAGTGAGCAGGACTGTTTACAGCATCTGTTTGTTGTTGGTCGGTAGCCCATTTAGCCATTATAGCTTCTCCTTGAGATATTTGATAGCATTTAAAAGTAAATATTCGTCGTCCTTGAATGCACCAAGACCAACATTACAAACTTGACACAACAGACCACGAACTTTTCCTGTGGAGTGGCAGTGATCTACAGCTAAGGCTTTGACTTTTCCGTAGACATTGACGCCCTCTTCTTCCCCACAAATATAACACTTACTCAAAGTGTGCAGTTTGTCATATTCTTCAGAGGTCACAACATATACACGCATGACCTTCTGTTTTCTAAGACACCCCTTGCAACTCCTTCTGTAACCAGTTGTGGACTTTTCTCTTTTATAAAAACTGTCTGGTCCCTTATCTTCGCCACACTTCACGCAAATCATAGGTTTTCCTTAACAAAAACCTTTACCCACATAGCTGTAATGTCTGACCTTACAATATCATCCAAGGTAAATTCTACAATGCTTACAGGTAGCATATGCTTCTTAGCTAAATGAATTACCTTAGACAGACCGTCAGCTTCTTTTAAGTCAGATTGCTGAATGTCACCATTAAGAACTATGCTAGAATCTTCTCCGACCCTTGTAAGCAGCATTTTAAGCTCGTGAACAGTAATGTTTTGCGTCTCGTCCACAATTATAAAAGCGTTGTCGAAAGAACGACCCCTCATGAGGGCTAAGGGTGCAACTTCAATATTACCAGCTTTAATGGCAGTATCTACAACACCCTTACCCAAGTGCTTCTCAAGAACATCCAGCACTGGCAAGGCCCAAGGCTTAGTCTTTTCCTCAAGGTCACCCTTCAAGAAGCCAAGCTCTTTACCAACAGCAACGTGAGGCCGTGTGATAACGATCTTGTCGATTTTCTTTAGGGTGTACAGATCAGCAGCATAGGTAGCTGTAACGTAGGTCTTACCTGTACCTGCTGGCCCTAGAACAAAGACCTGAGAGCTTGTCCGTAGAGCCTCTAAGAACTCCCGTTGTTTCTCTGTACGAGGTACAATACCTGATGTTGTCCTTACTTCAGCATTCTTGTACTTAGTCACACGCTTAGTCTTACGGGAGCCTTGAGGTGTGTCGTCGGGGATCATACTGGGCCTTCCTTAAATAATACTTCTAGTTCTAAGTAACCACCAATGGGCTTACTACCCTTATTGAAGATCAGGGGGACTGTAGTAAACCCACTTCTCATCATAAGGCTAACGACCCACACTTCCGAGGTAACGTCGATATATTTGTACTCTTCTCCTCT